AAGACATGATTTACCGCGCCCTCCAGATCAACCCCTCACGGGAAAGCCGGTACTGCCGGAAAACGAACACCACGTTCCTGAAGGACCTCAACCGGAAAAAGCCGGACACGATGGACGGCATCGCCGACCTCTGGTATCAGGAAGCGCCTTATGGACGGAACCATCATTACAACAGCACCCGCTACCACGGGCTGAACCTGCATGCCACCTTCACCAAGGGGACTGTCGAGTTCCGCCTTTTTAACGGCACCTTACACGCCGGCGAAATCAAGGCCTACATCCAGTTCTGCCTGGCGGTTGTCCATCAGGCCCTCACACAGAAAAAGGCCTCGGCGCGGAAGACCGAAACGGACAATGAAAAATACGCCTTCCGGTGTTGGATGCTCCGGCTGGGGCTCATCGGCGACGAATTCAAGACCTGCCGGCTCCACTTCCTCAAACACCTCACGGGCAACTCCGCATGGCGCAACGCCGCCGCTTGAAGGGGATAGCCTCACGGGCAGCTTCGGCTGCCCTCGGGGTGGTAGAAGGGCATTCCCTTCAGAAAGGATGAGAGCGATGAACAGAAAAATCTACATTGCCTACGGAAGCAACATGAGCGAAGTGCAAATGGCACGGCGATGCCCCGACGCCATCCTTGCGGGGACAGGAAAAATATATGGGTACGAGCTGCTTTTTAAGGGTTCCCTGACCGGATGCTACGCTACCATCGAGCAGAAAGCAGATGCCTTTGTGCCGGTCGTCCTCTGGCGCATTTCTGCGGCGGATGAGCGGCGGCTCGATGTATACGAAGGATTCCCGCGGTTCTACTACAAGAAATCCGTCCCTGTTGAAACGGACGGCGGCACAATCCGCGGTCTGGTGTATATCATGCATGAGGAGCGGAGATTCGGGATACCGGGTGATTGGTATTACCAGAACATGGAACGGGATTACCAGAAATTCGGCTTTGACCTGTCCATCCTGCGGCTGGGGTTGCGGAACAGCCGGACAAGGACAAAAGGCACACGGGTGCGGCTGATTTCCATGGACGATGTGCAGGCACCACCCGCAGGTACGGAAGGCACAGTCCAGTATGTCGATGATGCCGGAACTATCCACGTGCATTGGGATACGGGCGGCAGCCTCGGACTGGTACCCAGTGCCGATGAATGGGAAATTGTAGAATAAAATGCATAAATAACCGAAAAAAGACTTGCTATTATGTGCGTTTAGAGTGATATATATACACGACGAAGGGGAAAGCCCCGAAGAAAAATCACATGAAAGCGAGGATTTTACGATGACGAGATTCGAAAAAGACTACCACGAAATGCTGAAGGGCGCAGGGCGGTACATCCTGGAAGGCCGGATGGAAGAAATCAGGAAACTGAAGAAAGAACAACGGACCTGCAAGAATCGCTTCCGGTTCCAATGCATCTGTCAGACCCTCAGCCGGCTGGAAAAGGAATACGAAGCCCTTGAAGGACTTTACTGAGGACCCCGGAAAGAGACCGCAAGGCCTCTTTTTGTAGAAAGGCATAAATAATTAAAAAATATGAGGAGGCCGCAGACGCGGCCTTCTCTGTCGTACAGCCCGCAAGGGCTTTTTTTATTGGGAGGTGGGCGCCATTGGCTGTACGAGGAAGGAAACCGAAACCGACGGCACTCAAGGTGCTGGAGGGAAATCCCGGCCACCGGCCGCTCAACAAAAAAGAACCGCTGCCCAAGGGCCGGCTGCCCCGTTGCCCGGACTGGCTGGAAGATGATGCCAAGAAGGAATGGAAACGGCTGGGGAAAGTCCTTGCTGAGATGGGCATGCTGACCAATCTGGATATGATGGCCTTTGCCGGCTACTGCCAGGCATACGCACGTTGGAAAGGGGCGGAAGAATTCATTACCCGGCATGGGGATATGGTGCGGACGCCGAATGGTTACCTGCAGCAGGTGCCGCAGGTGTCTATCGCCCAGACTAACCTCAAAATCATGCTGAAATTCTGCGAGCAGTTCGGCCTGACCCCGTCTGCCCGGAGCCGTATGGTCGGGGAAGAAAACGGGGGAGAAAAAGAAACGGATGAAATGGAACTGCTGTTAAGGGGGTGACGAGTTTGGCATTTGTGTATAAGCCGTCAGCGTTCATGCTGCCGGATTCCCATTATGATAAAGAAAAGGCCGACCGGGCCGTCGCTTTTATCGAAAATCTCTGTCATACCAAAGGAAAATGGGCCGGTAAACCTTTCCTGCTCCTGCCCTGGCAGGAACAGATCGTGCGTGATTTGTTCGGTATCGTGAAGGAAGACGGGAAACGGCAGTTCCTGACGGCCTATATAGAGATACCAAAGAAGAACGGGAAACAGCTCGCATTAGACACGCCGATTCCAACCCCGGACGGGTGGAAAACCATGGGAACCATTGCCATTGGGGATTGCGTTTTCGATGAGCGGGGAAAGCCATGTCATGTGGTGGCGAAAAGTCTGATAGATGACACGGAGCAGGCCTATGAGCTGGTCTTTCGTGATGGCGGACGGATTGTGGCCGGTGAACGGCATTTGTGGGATGTGGAATACATTCATGGAAAGACAAGGCCAAAACGCTGGACAACAGGCGAGATTTACCGTCGTACCCGGAAGTATCGTGAAACGTTCAGCGACAACCGTTCCATCATACGGATTCCCGTAAATGCTCCTTTACATCTTCCAGAGGCAGATCTTCCTGTAGACCCGTATCTGTATGGCTACTGGCTGGGAAATGGCTGCGCTACGAAGCCGGAAATCACTGTCCGGGATTGCGACGTGGATGACCTTATTTCATTCATCCCCTACCTGCTGCATAACCGGTATCCACAGGTCTGCGGTGGCAGTGAAATCCTGGTATATAAGGAACTGAAGAAAATTCTGGTGCCGCACTTCAGGGAAAAGGTTATCCGGCCGGAATACCTGCGGTCATCGGAACATCAACGTTGGGAACTGCTGCAGGGACTCATGGATTCCGACGGCTGTGTAAGTGTCGTCAAAGGCCAGAGCGTCTACGTCAGTACCATCCAGCAATTGGCAGAATCGGTACAGGAACTCCTGTGGTCATTAGGTATCAAGAACTCTCTGACCACCTGCCCGTCCGCCTGTTATGGGAAGCCGACAGGGGAAACACTATATCAGATCCGGTTCACAGCCTTTACCGACCAGCCGGTCAGCAAACTTCATCGGAAAAGCATCCGCAGACAGGAACGTGTGAAACAGACACGCTCCTGTTTTCATTATCTGAAAGAAATTCGGATGCTTGCTTGTAAAGTCAAAATGCAGTGCATCCAAGTGGACAGTCCGTCCCATTGCTACCTGGCCGGGCGGAATATGGTCAAAACGCACAACAGCGAGCTGGCTGCCGCTATTGCCTTATATCTCCTGTATGCTGACAATGAACCGAGCGCGGAAGTCTATGGCGCAGCCTGTGACCGCAACCAGGCTTCCATCGTCTTTGATGTCGCCCGGCAGATGGTGGAGATGAGTCCGGCTCTGATGCGCCGTTCCAAGATACGGTCGGCAGGGAAGCGGATTATCAACTACCGCAATGCCGGGTTTTACCAGGTATTGTCAGCAGAAACAGGAACTAAACACGGACTGAATGTTTCGGGTCTTGTATTTGACGAAATCCACGCCCAGCCGAACCGGAAGCTCTACGATGTGCTGACCAAAGGCTCTGGGGATGCCCGGGAGCAGCCGCTCTTTTTTATCATCACTACAGCCGGCAACGACAAGAACAGCATCTGTTACGAACTGCATACCAAGGCCCTGGATTTGATGCAGGGCCGGAAGAAGGATTACACCTTTTATCCGGTAGTGTATGGATTGGAAGCTGATGAAGACTGGACGGATGAAGCCAACTGGTACAAGGCGAACCCGTCCCTGGGACACACCATCAAAATCGAGCGCGTCCGGGAAGCATATCAGAACGCCATCGAGAATCCTGCCGAGGAGAATGTGTTCAAACAGCTCCGGCTGAATATCTGGACATCGGCCAGCATCCGATGGATTCCGGAGCAGGTCTACGATAAAGGGAATCTTCCCATCGATTTGGATTCTCTCCGGGGGCGTATGTGTTACGGCGGTCTGGATTTGTCCAGCACGTCAGATATCACGGCTCTGGTTCTGGCCTTTCCGCCACGGACTGAAGAAGAAAAGTATGTGCTTCTGCCGTTCTTCTGGCTGCCGGAAGACACTCTGGAACTGCGGTGCCGCCGGGACCATGTCCTTTACGATGTCTGGCAGAAACAGGGCTTCATCCAGACTACGGAAGGGAACGTCATCCATTACGGCTTCATTGAAAAATTTATCGAACACTTGGGCGAAACCTACAATATCCGGGAAATCGCCTACGACAGGTGGAACGCCACCCAGATGGTGCAGAACCTGGAAGACATGGGGGTTACCATGGTTCCCTTCGGCCAAGGGTTCAAGGATATGTCGCCGCCGTCGAAAGAGCTGTTCAAGCTCCTGATGGAAGGGAATATCATCCATGGCGGAAATCCTGTTCTCAAATGGATGGCGGGCAATGTTGTCATGAGGCAGGACCCTGCGGGAAACATTAAGCCGGATAAAGAAAAATCCGTCGAAAAAATCGACGGAATCGTGGCGTCCATCATGGCGCTGGACCGCTGTATCCGCAACGGAGCAGGCTGTAGCAGTGTCTATGATGAACGGGGCGTTATTGTTTTTTGAGTAATTGGATACGTGCTTCTATTTCTTTCAGAGCTTTTTTATGAAGCATTTCAGGTTCTACGGCGTGACTGCGTGAATCCCATAGTTCTTGTAGTGCTTTTATTGCTAAGTTAGTACCTAAAAGCTGAGCGGCAAAGGCATCAGCTTCTCTTTCAGGAGGAATAACGGTTCCTGGTGGTAGCTTTTTTCTATCTTTCGTTATTGCTGCATATTTTTGATAATGATTTAATACAATATGACCTACTTCGGGAGTGTAAAATAGTTTGTGTAAATCGGTATTGCATGAATCTACTTTATGC